CACGTGGGCGAGGGGTGAGGCTAGGAGAGACGCTGGTAAGTCGATCCAGTGTATCCGCATGTTTTCGCGGGTACACCGGCTTACTGAACCAGCATCAGACCAGGATATTCCTGATCTTCTTGCCTACTACAGTGACCTTTGGCTTTCGGGGAAGTTCATCCCCTTGGCCAAGTGGGCCACTGCGACACCACTCGCACACATGGCGGGCGTAATGGACCTTTTGACTGGCAAAAGAATCCACAACGACCCTCCACCTAAACCTGACTGGCTTCCAAATGGAACCAGCCCTCTTACCGCACTCTTCCCGACATTGGATGTTCGGTCGGTGAAGTGTGCGTACCGCACCAGACTCGGTGAGCGTAAGACCGGCCGCCCCTCAAAGCGGGCCCGGCATCTCGCCTGGTCTCTCCTCGGCTCTAAGGCCATGTTCCCTTCAATGTGGGTTGATCAAGTTGGCAAAAGCCTTCAGGATCACGCCACGCTGCTAGGGCACACGGAACCCCCTCCACTGGGGGACCTTGCTGAGGAGATGATCGATCTGGTGGCGGAATCCATCTCCCTCATCACTACCCCTAAAACCATCAACTACTCAGGTCTACCCCGGCCTCGCCTTTCATCGTCGGCGGGCTGGGTGAAGATGTTCGATCAGGAGGCGCGTCGCTGGACCACCATGTGTGGAACCAGAGCCGCTCAATTTGAGCGGTTGGGGGGCTTCTTTGGCTCCGAGCTCGTCCACATGGACTATCGTCCGTGGTCGGGTGTCGTTGAGACTCGGGGCATCCCCTACGCGTTCGATTGGCACGATTGGGACTTTGATCCCTTAGTGTCGATCGTTGCTCTCCAAGAGCCCTTCAAGATTCGAACAATCTCCATCGCCGATGGGCCTGCCACGGCGGCCGCCTCTCCTTTACAGAAGATCTGGCACAGTCAACTTCGATCCCTTGCACCCTTCTCCTTGATTGGAGGGGAGCGGGTCGAGAAGGCTGCACGTGAGGTCTTCCCTAACTGGGACGCTGCGCCGTTCGTGTCAGGTGATTATTCGGCCGCGACGGACCGTCTGTCTATGCATGCCTCAAAACGCATGCTAAAGGGACTGCTAAAACGGGTGGCTCTAGAGCCAAAGCTACGTCACCGTATCGAGACATCTCTGTTCTCGGCGGTGATGGACTACTCCCGGACATTGCAGACCTTTAAGGGCAAGGTCCCCCCGGAGATCCTGAAGTCCATTCCGCTGCCACCAAAAACCCGGCAGCGGAACGGTCAGTTGATGGGGAATATCCTATCCTTCCCCATCCTCTGTCTAGTGAACCTAGCGGCCTATCTAACAGCCGTCGTGGGGTACTACAGACAAAATCCTAGTGTCTGGCCAACCTATACCCGTTCGGGGAAGAATCTGGCTAGTCTACTGGAACTGAGGTTGGAAACGGGATATCTCACCCGTCACGAACTGAATGATCTCCCTGTCTTGATCAACGGGGATGACATCCTGTTCCAGGCCCACATGGGACTCTACGAACACTGGCTTTCTAATCTATCGGAGTTTGGACTAGTTCCCTCCGTTGGAAAGAATTACTACAGTGATGAGTTCTTTACCGTCAATTCTGAACTCTATACTAGGGAAGGCTTTCAGAGCCGACCTTGGTGGGGCGGATTCCAGACGGACCTGGTTCGGGCTCGACAGGAGATCCGGTTTGAGACGGGGATGGATGTCCTGCAGGCGGACATGCGGAAAGTACTCCCACCCATGCAGGCGTGGTTGAAGGAAACCGTACCAGTGTCAGCCTGGCCGGAGGTGAATAGGATGTGGATTGACCACCTCCACGATTCGGGACTCCTGGATCCGTATAAGGGTCTGAATTGGTTCCTACCTGCCGAACTCGGCGGGATGGGACTGGATTCAGCTGGCTTTGCAGATTCAAGAGTCACGTACGCACAGAGGAAGCTTGCTGTGCGGCTCTACCTCAACCCTGACGGGTTCCGATTTCCGGGTGTCGAAGGTTCTCTGGTGTCAGCCACGGCTGACCAGAACTACCGACTGCTCCTGGGATCGGTTCCCCGCAGGGGATTGGTGGTAGAGTTCGAAGGGGTCAAGTGTGTCGTGGATCATTCCGTGTCAATGGATCCCGACGCGGTGGTGGACTCCCCCGACGACCTGTCGGAGGAGGAGGAGACGGTCAGACTTTGGCCGATTGTCAATTCACTGGTGTCCCGAGCGAAACATATTGATCGCTGGTTGGACCACCATGTGACTGGCATACGACTGGAGGCTGATGCGGTCAGGGATGGAGTGCGTCGCGCCCTACACTGGGGGCTAAAGATGTCTGACAAACATCTCGACGTGTGGGAGGGCATGGATGTCCAACCCCGGTACAACTGCGCACGTGAATCGTGGGTAGTTCCCAGGGAGTTGATAGTGTCGTTGTGAGTCGCGGATGTGCGAACCCAGCCTGACACCAGGGCAATAGGATGGTGTACATCGGGGAGCTCCGGGGGGGGCTCCACACGGACCGATGTTCCTCTGGGGTAGCTCGACATTAAGAGTGACA